AGGTCAATATGAATCCACCATCTTTTTTGACCGAATATCTTAGTACCTTCATCATTAACTCTTAATAGTTCGTTCTTTCTTTCAAATGTAATCTCTCTTTCCTGTATTGTTGGTCCGGTGAATATCATTGTTGGTGTACATGCATATTTTTCAATATCACCATACACACTGGGAGTAAGTTTGTACTCATTAAATGAATTTTTTAGATAATCTTTAACTGTTAATACAAGCTGTCTGGATGCTTCTAAAATCATAAAGCCAACTCTTCTTTAACAACATTACAATATATCTGATATGCTTCATCTTTGAACTTATCTAAGACAGGCTTTATAAATGGACGTTTGGGTAAGTACACTTTACTCCCCAGGATAACACCGAACTCGTGTGCCTCTGCAATGTCAACAACTTGCGCATTTGAAATATGAGTTACGCCTCTTTTTATCCCGACAAAACCGAAATCCTGATCAAACATCATTGCTTTAACATTTGCAATCATATCCGCTGAGAATGTTAATATTTTGGTTTTACCAGCTTTTTCCTTATATATTTGTGTGGCTTCTGCAAGTTTTTTGAATGGTTTACCTGTCAGTCTTCCTTCTGTGTGGATATTTTCTTTGATTTTTCTTTCAAGAAAAGCCAATGCCTTCATTAAGGCTTTTCTTTTAATTTTGATTAGATTTGAAGGGCAGACTATTTCCTTAAGGAATCTGTCAAGTTTATTCCAGTCTCCAATTAATTCCACTATAACTTACCATTATTCCTACTCTCAAAGTACACTCTTTTTAATGTTGCATGTCTGTAATGTCCTGTCGGTTTAGTCTCTTTAATGTAATAACAAACATCTTTATTATCTATCTTTATAATTTTTGATAAATTTTTAATTTTATCTGCATCTTCAGTGTAGGTTAACAGATACCCGTCCCCGATAGGCTGAAAACCATTACCAAAACTAGCCAACCTATCAAAGTTGTAATATTTAATCTGGGCTTCAATTATAACTGGGTTTTCCTCGTCATAGGTAACAGGCGTTTCAGGTTCGCAGAACACCTCATCAATAGCCCCGATTACAGGGTTAAGAATAGTTATTATTACTTTGTGTATAAGTTTAGGTTTCATAATAACGACAATTCAACCTCTCTTCTGTAATACTGCAATATACCGTCAATTTCATTATCACCTGTTAAGATCCCTGTAACTATAAGGTTATTTAATGTATAACTGTGGTCGTCGGTTTTTTCAGATATTATCCTTTTCCTTTCTGCATTTTCTTTCTTTTCAATCAATGGATCAAGTTCATTCAAGCAAAGCATTTTACATACTTTGTTAATCTCTACAGGTATTGATCCATCCTCCTCAACAAAGCCGAACTGTCCTGTTATTACAATATTCTGGAATCCCTTTTTGACAAAATAGTTAAAAACTATTTTAGGATACCACCTGTCATCAGGAATAAATCTATTGTATACAACATACTCACTAGGACTAAGAATATCCCCGTTTACTTTAACGCTTGCAACACTATACGGGAATTCAGGAAGATGGATAATATTACTATCATTTCCATTTAGCTTGATAGTTTTATCCTTAAGTTCAAACCATCTGCCTGTTGACATATCAATATATTTACAAGCTAATCCGATTATTTTAGAACATTTATCATCATTAGCCATGGCTTCCGTTATGCCTTCTGTCCTTAATTCCTCAATAGTTGTATACAACATTATCTCCTTAACAATTTTTTTAAGTCCTGTATTCCGTTGTCAAACTTCTTTGATTCACTTCTTAAAAATTCAGTATTAAGTTTTATTTTGTCAGTGTCAGAGCCTTCAAAATAAAAATAAAGTCTCCCTTTTTCCCTTTCTTCATATTTAACCAATTCCTTGTTTTTTACATAAATCAAATATGAGGCTAACCCCATTGAGTCGGTTTCAAAATGCTCGTCCATTTTTTTCTCTCCTTATTTTTTTAATATAGAGTCATTCTACTTTTAAATAGAACGACTCATTAATATTTTATTGATTTATTTCTCTAAACCTGTTTGGGAATTTATTTATAAGAATATTTGCCTCTTCTCTTGTCAGATATTCTTTTTTAAACCCTGTCCATTTAACACCGAATATTGTTACAGAACCTCTGTTTTTGAACTGTACCAATACCTTCCCTTTGGTGTTGGTATTTACTTTGAGTTTTTCAACAGGCATTGATTCTTCTTTTAACAAAAGATATTCTAATTCATCCCTGTTTAATTTATCAAGGTTAGCGATTTTTTTATCCTTTGCTAAATCAATTAAATCCTCATCTGTCAAATCTTTATAAGGACTATGATTTTCAATAGCCCTTATAAGTTCCTTTTTAGGCATATTATCAGGGATAATAATATCAAGATGGACAGCTATCCTTTTTAATTCCGCATAGTTAGTATTCTGGTCTATTTTCAATTTACGCCTCCTTTATGCTCTTTTTAAACCGTCTCCGAATGCAATTGCATCGGTTTCTTCGATTTCAAAATCCTGTCTGGTTGTGATATTGTAGAATCTCTTATCCTGCATAATACATTCTTTATCCAGGGTAGTTTTTCTTGTTTTTATTTGTCTCCAAATACCCCAGATAAAATTTTTAGGATATGTAAGCATAATCATATCATCCGGCCAGCTTGAAATCTCAACAATCTCAATACCCAAAGGCTTTATGCTTGCCCCTGCAATAACAGAGTCCCCGGCTCCGGTCATCCTTTCGGTTAAATACTCGTCCCAGAGACTCTTTTGATAAGAACTCATAAACCAGCGTAGCTGAGATTTTTTAGCACCTCTATATTTCTTGGGGAGGCTTCTAAATATCTGGAAAAAGTGAGACTTTGTAATATCACCACTGTTTGTTGCAGATAAATCAATATAATGAGCATTGCCGTTGTAACACTTCTTTAACCAGCCGTCATCATAACCCATAAGCGGATCTCTTACCCAATCAACCTGTACACCTGATGAATGGGGCGCAGGGGCAGTGTCATATACTCCTCTTGTACAGTTAATAAGAGTATTAGTTGCATAATTTACAGATTCATAGGCAATATATTCACTGTCAATTTTTATAACTCCTGCATTACAGTCTCTCGGGAATCCCGTACTGTCGGTAAGTACAATATCTATGCCTTCATCTGATGTAATTGCACCGTTAAGGGTTGTTGTCAAAGGTGAATCATCGGTATATACCTTATCACCGTTAATAGCAATATCCTCGATATCAAGTCCCATTTGTTCAGCTATTAAACCTGCAATAAGGTTTTCAAGGCTGGCACCTTCTATATTATCCTCTAATGCATCCTCACTAATCTCATAGGGTAGGGCGTATTTTTCAGCATCAAGATTAATTTTACCGAAAAAAGGTTTTTTGGTATAAGGACTCATATCCTCATTTTCACCCATACCTCGCAATAATCTTTTACCGATACCGATTTTATCAAGCTGTTCCTTCGGTCCCTTCATCACTTTTACTCTAACCATTTGCATAAGAACAACCGCATCGAGTATCATCCTGATGAATTTTTTAGCCTGCTGTCTATTCATATACCCGCCGGACTGTAAGTCCTGGGTGGTAGTAGCCGCTTTTAATATTCTTTTTACTAGATCATTCATTAACCTTACTCCTCCTTAAAACACACCTTCAAAGGTTACTTCATTATTTTTTGTCGATTTTCTTATGTTATCCTTATCAATTGCTTTGCTCGGTCTTCTTGTTTTTTCTAAGGTTTCTACTCTTTTTGATATACTTGATACCAGTTTAGCAATATCTACAACAGCATCAGCCATTTTCTCTAATGCCTGGCTGTTATTTTCAGTATCAGCATTATCTGTATCAACATCCTCTTCCTCTCCCTTTTCCAGTTTATCCATCCTGTCATTGATAGCCTTAACCGATTTATTCACATCTTCAAGTTTTTCCAAGATTTTTTCATCCACTGTTTTTTCCTCCTGTTTATTTGTTTTGAAAAAATTACAAAACTTCTTTAAGAAACTTTGGTCTTCCTGTGTTATTTCATCCTCTTTCTTTATGTCTATATCTGTCTTTTTTTCTTCTTTCCTAAAATTGACAACGGGAAATTCACTCTTTACCATTGCAAAGGGTTTACCGTTTGCTCCCTTATCAACAAGAGAAACAAACTCAACCTTTAAGTCTTTTAATTCCCTGCATTTTCTTTTTGCCATAATTACTCCTTAATCCCATAAACTTTTATAATTGCCATCCTCATCGTACCAGTCTGAGTCCATCTCAACCTCTTTGCCAGCCTTTGCTATTCCGGCCATGGAATAAGCCTTAATCTCACCTTTAAGTACTTTTTCAAATACTGCCTCATCAAGTATCTTTGTAGCTAATACCCAGCTTCCTTTTTTGATATTTAATTCCGGAATATCAACAGGTGCAATGTATGACTCTACCGGTATTCCTGAACCTGCAACAAAATCATGCTGCTCGTCAATTTTCCTAAAAGTCATCATAAAATTATGCGCTGCTTTTTCTATTTCTTCCTCAGTTGCAAAGTCATCATGTGCATCAGGTGTGTTTGGTTCATATACAACCCCTAATACTATCCGTTTTTGTTTATCAACCTTCAAAATTGGTACTTCGTATTTAAAATCAGGCATCTAAAAAAACTCCTTAGTTAAAATAAATAAACAAGAAATATATACATGCCAACACTAAAAAGAATGTCTCTAAAAGTGTTGCCAGTCTAAAAAAATTTCTTTGTTTTTCTGTCTTTTTTATATATTCCTCTGTGATTTTATTTGCATACTTCTTTATGTATGTGGATAATTTTTTATGTATCTTTTTATTTAGTTTCTGCATTTTTTAATTCTCCTATAATACCGCCCAAACAGTAGTCCTGCAACGTGCATGATAGGGCGGGGCAGATAAGCCAAGATTTTGTAAATCAGCTCCCGTCATATTCCTATCAATAACCTTGCCGTTAACACTCAATATTGCCTCTCCGTCAATACTCTTAGCGCTGATCCATGGATTGACCTGTTTTACTTCATCAATGCTCTTTGCCTCATCATACAGCTTGTACCTGTTAAGTGTTACAGGGACACTTAAAACTTGACCGTTCATAAACTGACATTGTACTGTTGTGGACTCATCCATTACAGCAACAACCTCATATTCCATTATGTCAGCTTCCGAATAAAACCTCATATTTGAATATGACCTGGCATTATTTAGAACCTGACTAACAACAGTCTCAAAATAGCCTTTCTGTTTTTCAATATCTTTTAAGTTTTTCCTTAACTCATTAGCGATTTGTTTAGTGTTTAATGTTCTATTATTGTCTATTGTTTCAACAATAACCTTCTTAACCTGCTTTGTTACATCATCGTTATAGTGATTCCTGATAAAAAGGTTCTGCATTTTATTTATTCTGTCTATTGCAACCTCATCAGGATAGGCAAATGTAAAAGGAATCCCCGACTCATGACTTAAAGTGTTTTTAACTGTCTTATATGTTTTTTCAGAATGCTTATATATTAAGCTGGTGGATGAAGATAATATTCTCTTACCATGATCCTTTAATATACTTTGAGCCTTCTTAATCCCTTTATCTAGGCTTCCTTTTTTATCAGGATCAATTTTACTTATGACATAGTTAAGTTTAGTGTTTGTTATAACTTCATCTTTTCTGTTTTTGTTGAATATATCTAAGAGTGTGTTTAATATATATTTTGTAATACCGTCATTATCTAAGATGTTCTTAGTAAAACAAAGGGTATTCAAAAAATATGCAGTTGCTAACAATAATCTATTCTTAATAAGCATTTTCTTGTCTTAATTTTTTTCTTAATACACCTGTTATTACAACAAGGCTTTTAATAAATTTTTCTGCTCTGTCCTCATTTGTTTCTTCATCATCTTTATTCTGTCCTGTATTATTGTTTTGTTTTGATAAGACATAAGGTGCTAATTTTATGGGTAATTCATTCCAGAACTCATCCGTTTCCTCAATATCCATATCAATAATTTTTTCTATAAGTTTTCTGCCTTCCTTTACTTTAAGTCCGATATTAGCTAACTTCTCATAAACTTCCGCTTTTTCAAGACTTGTATCAATTGGTGCACTCTTTGACTCAAACTTAATATACTTAATCCCCATTGCCGGTAATATTTTAGTATTTATGAAATAATCAAACTCAGCTCTCTC